AATCGGCTCCTGATCGATTTCATTACAGGCATTCTCTGCGCTGATGCCCAGAGTGTGTCACTCTTTTTTCTCTATCTGGCAGCATACTTAATTATGACCGCACGCTTGATCCTTGCCAAAAGAAGCTTTAAAAGATTAAATTGATATATAAATCAAAGAGTTAAGTAAACATGCAGTTCAATAAATACACGATATCAGGCAACAAAACACAACTTCCCACAACATATAAATCAATGCATTACGTTAGATAGTGACCTGCATTTTAACTTATCTGCACGCCTCATTAGCCGCTAACAGCTCACGCTCATAACCTATCCGCTGGTGCCGCTCCGCCCGCAGTGCACGCATCTGAGCATCGATAGACGCACCGATCTTTAACTGGTCAACAGCAAACGCTGGCACGGCAACATCGGCGGTTTTGCATGGCACCGGCACTGGCACTTTAACCTCAACATACGCGGGCGGCGGTACCGGCACGTTGCCACAACCAGCTATGGCCAACGCAGTAATCACAATCAGTTTTTTCATTTGGCGCGCTCCCTGCGTAACTCATCATCAAAAGCAGATGAGGCAGCGGCGCATACATCACCGTCGCTGCTGCGCTCTGCCAGCACTTCATTGGCTTTACCGTAATCCTCCTGGGCTGCTTTCTGCGCTTTCTGTTGGGCTTCTTCTGCCGTTGCCTTACGTAATTCCCCCAGCACCTGCAACGCATTAACCCCGGCGTTCTGGCTAGCGATAGATGCAGCCTGCTGCCGATTGCTGCCCTGGCACTCCGTCAGCGTTCGGTTAAGGTTATTGATCGTGGGCTGATAGTGACGGCTGGCCAGCCATACGCCAGCGCCAACTATGGACGCCAGCGCCAGCAGGATCACCACACCACTGGCAACCATAGCCGCCGGTGTCAGTTTGATAGGCATAGTTCACGTTCCTTTTCCCTACGGATTTCCAAGCCGCGCAAAACCTTACCGTTGGCATACACCCAACGCGGGAACTGGTTACATGCCTCAGCTATGCGCCCCTCTCGGAAGCGCATGAACATGGTCGATTTCTGCATCGCCCCGCAGCCAGCGTTAAACGTAATGCTCACCGCTGCATCGAACGCGCCGATCGGCAGTTTGTCGCCATTGGCATAACGGATCACGCACTTCTCTGCATCCAGAATATTGCGCTCCCAGTCAGCGGCCACCTGATCAACGGTCTTGCGCACGCCAGGATTAACCCCGTGCGTATTTCCAACCCCGTCAGTCCACACATTCGCTGGGCAGAGATACGGCTCAAGGCGGCAAGCTTCCGCGTTGCCGATAATCTCCAGCCCCTTATGACTGGTGCGAACATTGCCATTGGCCACCACCAGGCCGATGATGACCATGACGGAGCAGGCAACCCCGGCTAAGCCCGTCTTTTTCGAATTCATACCTTACGTTCCTCTCCCGGTAATGACACATAGCGATCGGCGTCATCTTCTGCAACTGCGGGGCGACCTATGCGACGTTTTAAATAAGCGGCGTAAAGCTCGGTGCGGCGTTGCTCGTTAAGCCGCCTTGCGCGTGCATCGATACGCCCAAGCGCAAACGATAGAACGGAAATGATTACACCAACCGCGCCGAATGCGATAAATATCAAGTCTTGTGTTGTTATTCCGGCAGCGCTGGCAATTGCTGCCAGCCATGCGAAAAGCTGAGTAACGACATTATTGGGATGCTCATTCATTTTCATACTCCACCCCACAGGGAATAATTAGAATAGTGCGAACATTTCAGAAGCCTGCGCAATGGCTCTATTTGTTTTGTCAGTTACTGACATTTCCTCACCTGTACTAGACAAGCTGTAACACTTCGTAAATAGCTGATATTTAACCTGACTATCACCTATAAAATCCAAAGCTAACTTTGCGCAGACAATATCATTACCAACGTATTCAATGACGCTAAAAACAACACTATCTCTATCGGTTAACTGTTTCATAGCAACCCCTTAATTTAATGAACGTGATATTTCAATCCATGCACTTCCGTCGAAATAAAGACGCAAGATAGAACGGTTAGATGTTGGAGTGAAAGCACTCCCATTTAAATAAAATGTTGAACGGTTGTTTGGTATTGTCACCAATGTATTTGAGAATGTGATTATTATTTCCTGAAATGCTCTGCCACCTGTGATATTTGCCAGGGTTACAGCACTGCTGTAGTTAAAGTTAAGCTGGCGTACGGCTTCAGATGCCGACTGCCCGCCTAGGGAAATGCTTGGTGTGGTGCTATTTGTCGCAAACGATAAACGACCTCCGGCGCTTCCTCGGTCAAAAATTTCACGGGCAAGCGTATCGATTTGCGTTGCTGGATTCTGGTTGAATGTAGGGTGCTCAAGATACTGGCGCTTAGATGCGTCCTGGGTACCGAACGCCCGGATGCCATACCCATTTGATGCACCGAAAGCCCTCACCGTTCGGAAAGCAGGCCGACGAATAAGCAGGTTATCAACTTCACCAGCACTGAACACCAAGCCGTTACCGACAGTGTTAAACACAGGACTGTCGAACTCGATGCCGTCACCGTTTACTACATAGATCGCGTAGCTATCACCAGACCCATCATCAACGCGCCCGCAGCCTGTCGTGTATGTGTTGATGAACTTGATGTTGCGGGGAATGTCGCTTGCAGGCGTGCCATCTTCCAAGTACCTGTCAATGCGAATACCGTTCCGTTGCGCCCCCTCATGCTGTTGTCCGATTGATGTAAACGCAATGACGCCACCATCTAACCAAATACCGTGTTGGTCGCTGTTCGATGTCTGTCCACCGATGAATACGATAGGCCCGAAGGTTCCCGTAGGTACTTTACGGCGGCCGATACGGATACCGTAGCCACAGCGATAGCATTCAACGTTGGTGTACACCGACATGTTTGTTTGCCCGTCGGATCCGTCAGACGTGATGTTCAGGCCGATACCTGTCCAATCACCCAGACCGGTAGCACCACCGCGGATCAATGTGTTTCTGTGCGTAATATCCCAGACTGTTTTCTGCGTTACGCCATTGCCTGCCGGGTTTGTGAATTTGACGGTAAGATCGTTAAGTTCGATAGAACCTTGCGATCCCTGAATTAATAAAACGTCAGACGTTGTTGGGCTACCAATTAAATTTATTCTTTCAAGCTGGAAATACCCACCCATTCCTGTAGGGTTCTCGATGCTAAATGCACCGATAACAGATAATAATGGCGTCGTCTGTCCTGGCTTGTGAATAATAGCCGCCCCAACATTTTCGACATCGCCTGTAGCGTGGCCTAATGCGCCGCCAGTAAGGCGAAAACGTCCGCCCCGTGATGGCCAGTTTGGATTTAATGTTGCGTGATAATAGGCATACAGCGATCCGCTAAGATACTTGCTGCCAGGGTTGGCGCTCATCACCAGCCCATCGCGAGCTGCGGCATTGAACATGTTTTGCAATGCAACAGTGTTTTCTGTACCGGTTGCTGTGTTTGTGACCATAGAGAAAACTGCATCACCAACAGCGCCAAAATCCTCGGGGGTTATAACCCCATCATCGAGAAGCATTTTCCAGCGCTTACCGCCCTCTGTTACCACGACTCGACCATTATCATCAGCTGTTGTTGTGTCAGCCTGATGGTAGTAATAGCGACGCAATTTAACGTTGCTGTTACTGCTATGGCGCAAAACATAAATTTGCTGATTAGGGTATGTTGGCTCGGTCTGTCTCAGAGTAGCCACATCAGGGCACGCGCCGATATTTTTTAACCCGTCGGATTGAGCTAACTCGATCATTACATCTGCTGCAGACCCGCTTTCAGGCAAAACCATGATGGGATCGCCACCATCATTAAATGCCAACAATTTTCTACGACGGCCCGTAATCGAGGGTAATTGTGATACCGAGTTTTCAGGAACCCGAAGCGTACGAGCCAAGCTAATGGCGTTTTGTTCGCTGAACCATTTTTTAGTTACTGCATCCTGTGGGTTAACTGGATCCCCAAGATTCTCAATGCGGTAACCGTGGGCGTTAAACGGGCCACCAAGCAGCGGGCGGGTGAGCGCTAGACCCAGATATAGGAATGCCTGCTGTATGGCCATCCATAGCCGGTCGAAATCCTTGTTTACCGTTTCTGCCAGCAGATCGCCATTATCCTGGTATTCGGTCAGGCGGTAAGTTGGAACCACTCGCTCGAGCAAAATCACCGAGCCGTTAGCCGGTGGGGTGAGGAATGTCACTTCCCCGCCGTCTACATTGCCGATACCTGAAATGGTGAAGCCGGAGGTCAACTCCGCGCCGTTGATCGATACAGTGAGGTCGAACGTATTGAGCAGGTAAAACTCATACGGGAAAACGGTGCTGATGCCGTTCGCTGTGAAAATGTTATATGGGGTCTGGTTCGGGATCGCCATGTCGGGCCTCGGTCAATAATCCACGGTGACCTCGTGATCTCCGTCTGATGGTTGCCAATCTTCCCGCCCCTGCGCGGTCGGTTTCCCGACCAATTTACCAATCCGTACTGGCGTTTGACTGATTGCCCCGGCCCCGGAGTCGATATAGTCGTCGTCCTGGTCGGTCAGTATTGGGTTAAAATCTTGCATCTGGTCATAGGCTGGCCCGTCAAGTACCTCCGTGTGCGCCCATAGGAAGCGTGAGGATAGCGGCGCTTCAAAGGCATCAAGAATGCGTTTCTGCTTATTGACGACGGAAAACTCTTCGGTCACACCGCAGCCGGTGCCCTTAAGCGCCTGGCGCAAAAGTTTAGGAGCAAATCCGCCCGGGCCGTTAACCTCTACAATGACGCGAGGGATTTGGAACTTGGTTACCAACTCCCTGATCTGCACCACCTGGCCGCCGTTAATTCTGTCCCGCTCGTCAAAATCGGCCAGCTCCCCCGTTAACCCCACGCATTTATGCCAGTACAAATGCCCGCGCGAGTCCGTGAACACTATCGATAATGCGCTGGCATCTGACTTTATCTTGCCCAGTGCAACGTCCCAGTAAGCCACGGCACCGACGATCTGGATATTGCCCAGCCACATGGAGCAGCCGCCGTTTGCGTAGCGTATTTCTGGCTGCATGTTGTATTCGCGCATCCGCTCAGGGTTAAGACGCGACTCACTGACAGGTTTACTGTGAAGCTGGTACTGGCTATCCCATTCGTTAAGCGTGCGCGTTTCCTTGCGGCGCTTGGTCATTTCCTCAGGCGTAAAACGTTCTGGCCATTCGCAATCAGCGTAACAATCGACCGTTTCATCCGGAGGGCTGGCGAACTCGATACCGTCAGCCGTTAGCCGGTAATCGGTACCCTCCACCAGCAGGCGTGCGCCGATGTGGATGCCAACGAAAATGTACTCAGGTACGAACGGCAGCGCGTAATGAGTTTGGTTGGCGTCCTTTTCTTCGATGCGGTGTTCTTTATTGAACAGCTTGATCGTTAGACAGTCAGCGCCCATCGCTTCCACCTCGTCGTATAGGCTGTCGTGCGTGTGCGGGGTACCGATGTAGAGTTTACGGCCACCAGGTACCAAGATGTGAGTTTGCTCCCCCAGCCGGTACCGGAGTTTTTCGCGGGCCTCAGGGGTTTGAATGTTGCGCGGTACCTCAACATCATCGTTTTGGCACTCGTCGGCGCGGGCCGAGGTGACGTTCGATAAAATGCCCTTGGCGTACATACTGCCGTTACGCATATCGAGAGCGCCGTTTACCCACCATTGCTCTACGGTTCCCTGGCCATCAGGCAGCATGCCACGCGTTAAGGGGTGATTACGGAGAACGTTCTGTGTGTCGCGGCTGGTCTTGTACGCGGTGCCGTCTGCCTCTGATTGGTGCAAAATACGGTACTGCCGATCACGGTAATACCGCCAAGCGTTGTACACAGCCAGAATGGTGGATTTACCAAAGCCACGGAAACACCGAAGCACCGCGAGATCCCCGCGATGCTCCAGCCAATGACAGGCCCGGTAGTGGCAGTCCGGCACATCCCACTTCATCCGCTCGGCCCACATGATGAAGAACGCAACGAACGAGATCATTTCTTCTTATTCTGTATGCGCTCCAATACAGCCATTGCGGCTTTTTCAGCGCTTGCCACCTGCTGGCCTAGCTTGAACGCTTCATCGTCCGGATCATCACCGTCTTTCGGTACCCCGCCGCGCGTGTGCATGCCAATAAGGGAATGCACCTTCACAAGCAGCGTGAGCGATGCGGCCGCATTCTTCTTACACCAATAGCGATCGCCGCGTTCCTGCTTGGTATGCTTCGTGGGTTCCTTGCCTGCGCCCGGCCAGTTATCCGGATCGGCCTCATCAAGAACGACGTCGGTTAACTTGTCGCTCAGTACGGTAAGGCGTGTTCTGTAATCGTTGTGCATAAAAAAGCCCCATGGTTAACATGAGGCTATGGTGCTGCGGGTGTGTGGTCGGTTTCCTGACTATCTGCCTGTTCGGAATCGAGCTTATGGCTTGAGCGTCACGATCTGCTATCGGATTGGTTCAATAACTCCATTTCCTCTTCCGTTGGCTCAACAAACCTCACCCTTTCAATCGGAACTATTTCGTAAGCGCCGTTGCGATAAATGGTGATCGCCTTAGTCAGCCAGTCTATCCCGTAGACAAAGTGCCGATTGTCAGAGCCGCGCATCATGGCGACCATCTTGGGGAATGGTGGCATGATGCCGTATTGTTTCTTTGCCATGGTGATCACCTCCTTGTTACTGTATGTAAGAAGCGACTTAACAAATCAAAAAAGAACTATTGATTTATGTAGGTTATCAAGAGCTATGGCTGACTTCTCATTAAGCTTATCATCATAAAAGTTGGCACTGAATTTCACCAACCTGTTTTTATGCATAGCAACCAAGGTAGTCTCTCTTCCGATGTTACCATCTGGCATTTTTACTGACGCCGAGTATCTCAAAGCTTTTAACTTGCCAATATAATCCTCATCAACTCTGATTATGTTGACCTCAAACCCTGATGTAGGGAAAGAGCTGTCAAGCAACATCTTAGCAAACTCTTCTTTTTTCTCCTTTGTAGAGAATGCCTTAATGAAGTCCTCGTTTGATTTAAATGGTGAATCTTTCCCGGCTTCTGGCCCATAAGAAATTTGAGTTTGAACCATGTCAGGACAAACCTCACAGATAAAAACATCCCCTGACGGCGTAGGTTTAACAATCCACCCCGAGTTGTCTATCGTATAAAATCCTTGCTTTGTAAAAGCAAATACCCCCGCAGGAAAAATAAGAAACAAAATTATAATTAGTTTTTTCATAATTTACTCTCGTTATTTATTATCGTTAGCCTCGAGGAAGTCTATCCTGTGGCCGCCACCAGTATGTTTGATTGAATTCCTTCTTGGAGCGCTTCTCCATCCGGCGCAGGTAACCAGGGGAGAAGTATTCCTGCATCTGGTTGAATATCATATGATCCAATACGGCTTTTGTGTACCACAGGTTTTGCCCAGGGATCAGCCCCTTAACGAATTTCACCGCATCACCGCCAGTTTGCTCTGGCTTCCCCTCTACGGCATTAAGCGGGATCCCTTGAGCAAGTTTAACGGCATCGTCAACAAGACCGGCAACAGGGCCAAGCATTGAAGCCAACGCACCACCACCGTATCGAGTATGGTCAGATAGCAGGAAATCACCATACAGCCCCAAGCCGCCGCCTTTTAATAAAGCGTTTATCCAGAATTTCGGTGCCTTATCCCCAAAAGCTTCGCGTGGGTTCCGGCCAGAAAGCATGTCATTTATCTGCTGCGACATTGCGCCAAGAATAGTCGTGCTCGCCAAGAACGCGGCCATGTATGCAGCTCGCCCCCCAGCAGAAGGCATGCCAAACGCGCGCGACCAGTGGCGCATCACAACTGAGATAGGGAAAGATTTGAACAAGAAAAAGCTTCTGTACAGTTCATTACCTACAGTACCCCGCTGCTTGTGAGCACCAGTGATCATGCGATCCCTAGCCCCGGGAGAAATTACTGCCATATCGACTTCTTCCGCCACGGATCCAAGCAGTTTACGCATTGCCTCAAACCTTACGCGTTCTGGATTTCCGAACCCCTGCAGCTTACTATCTGGTATGCGCATAATGCTTTCCGGGGTAAGCATGGTCGTGTTGCCATTGCCCCAATCTTCTTGATCTGCCAGCCTCCATACAGTCCAGTCCTGATCAGAGATCCCTTTGCTTTTCAGTATGCGCGCATCATCATCCGCTATTCTGGCAAGGTCGGCATGCTTGCGTACCAGGTTACCGATCCCTCCCATCATCGTAACGCCGTAGGCACGTTTACCCGCATCACTCCATGCGGCTAAGCCGCTGGCACGCATTACCGCAGTTGCTGCCCACCGGGATGCTGACGGCCCCATATTATCCGTGGCCCAACGATTAACGCTTCCGATCAGTGTATCCATGGAAAGGCCAGCACCACGCGCAAGCTGCAATTCAGTAGCGTTAGCCGGGTTCAAAGCCGCCAACTGATTACGCAGCAATTGGGCCATTGGTAAGTTATTCACTTTCGCGGTTAGATACATGGTGCCGTTGTCCGACAATGACGAGATCAACGCAGAGCCAAGCCGCGTGGCAATGAGCCAGTTTCTAACATGATCAGACCAGCGGGCGATGTGGGGATTAGCTACCGGCTGAGTTTTCCCCGCGATAAAGTTGTAAAGGTTTTCGGTACCATCCCTTAACTTGCCTATGCTTGTTGCCTTTTGCGGATCGGCCTTTGCCGCCTCTCCTGATAGTTCATCAAGCAAAGAGCGGAAAACATGGTCCGGGTTTGGGCCGTAGGTTTCCACCAGGGCAATATCCTTGCTAACCCCTTCCAGGTGGTTAACCATAACGTCCCACATTGATTTCTCACCAAAGCGATGCTGGTACTCCAGGTACGTTTCCGCATCACGGAAATGGATTTGCCGTTCGGCATTACCCCGATTAGCGCGGGCGCCCGAAATCCGCATGCCTGAATCACCCAGCTTATTCATGCCGCCGGTAGCGATTGTTTCATAGGCATTACCCAGGAATGTGGTGATCTCGGCGTCATTCATCAGTTCGCCGTTTTCTTTCACATATTTATTTCGGTCAAGTTTACCGCTGACAAAACTAACCCATTCGTCCTGGCTGGCCTTCGCCACCTTGGTCATAGAGTGGTGTTGCGGTAAACCCCAATCCTCTAAGCGTCCGATATCGCCGCCCATATCATTGAAGCGTTGGCGCAATAATTCTGTCACCTTGCTCCATGCCTGTGCGCCTTTCTTTGCCCTTGCATTTAAGGTGTCCTGACCTCGGATCTCATAAACCAGATCTCGGACTCCCTGGGCATCCTCAAACAATTGGAAGAAGCGGGGATCGATAGCTTCGAATAACTCATCAAGCTGACTCAACGCATAATCGCGCGTTGCTTTGGCTCGAGATTCAACAGAAAGAAAATTAGCTTTCCCGTCGGCATGAAACGCAATAGTTCGGTTGAGCGCCTCCAGTTTACCGCCCTTGCCCTGATAGCCTTTGATGTATGAATCAAGACGTTGCCGAGCGGAAATAGTAAGGGCCACACGACGCTTTTTCAGCGCGGCCTCATGTTGCAGCTCATCGGCTGCCATTTGCCCCGCACGCTGCAGGCGTTCAGCATCACTGAGGTTACGCCAAGAGGCGGGATCGTTCCGGGCCAAGTTGCGCATGCTGGTTTTAATGCGTTCTTCAATCCCTTTAATTTCGGCCATGGTCAGCGATCGATTGGCCGCATTTTTAACAGCCTGAATGCATTCGTCTCTCATTGTTATCCCCTCAAGAAGCAGCTGACAGCCACTTCAAATAAACTTGCGTCATGCTTGGCGTTTTCTACATCGCGGTTTGCCTGCTCCAGCAGGTCGGATGCCCGAACCGTTGTTATTGTGTCGTCTGGATTTACAACGTGAACCTGCAGATCCGGATTATCAGCAACAGCCCGTTCAGCAGTGCGGATATCGGTTTCAACATTGGCCGTTTCATCTGCCCCCCGGATCAACCGTTCAGCCGAAGCCATTTCATCCTGCTGGATTTGTTCTCGGGATCTAGGCTTCGGTGTGGAAAAGAGGGATAGCCCCTGAATTTCAGTTTGTTCCATCTCCTGACGCCTGCGCTCAAGTGCTGAGCGCGCATCATGAAAGCGCCCACCAGGTGAGCTATCAGCAAGCCGGGATTGCCGGGCCGTAATGTCTGTGCGTAATGATTCAATTTCACGGGTAAGCCGCTGTAGTTCGCTCTGGCGCTCTTTGCGTGCTTCTGCCAACTTGCGGCCGCTACCTGTCAATGGTTGTTCCTGCAGGCGTTGCAGTTCGGCCTCGGCCCGGGTAGCACGGTATGAGAGATCGTTTACTTCTCGGGATAATGTCTGCCGTTCGCCGCGGGGAATAACCTGTGCGGCCAGTTCCGAAAGCTCCGTCGTTTCCCTGGCGCGGGCGGTAATGCCTTCATCGACAAGGCCCAACGCTTCACGGACAGAAAGCGATGCCATGTCTACGCGCGGCGTTCTCTGTAGAAACTGCGCCCCGTCCATCAGCGCCCCAACATCTACAGGATGCCCGGCTAGAACATCAGCCATTGCTTTATTCATGGCGTTATTGTGCGCGTTGCGGGAAAGCACACTGACAGGAACCCCAGGAGAAACCGTAACCTCATAATTAAGGTGTGAGCTGGTTGTCAGCGCTGCTGAAACTTCCTCAGAAGTGACGGTGCGAGTTGGGATGTTTTCACCACGGCTATTGATAAATCGGCCAAGTCCACCGAACGCAACCCCCAGCACCGCATCCGTTGCCAGCGCGTGACCGTCCAGGATGTCATACTGCCTGGCCATATCGTCATACCCACCACGCCGAAGGGTTTCGGCAGACAAGCCACGTTGCGCCATGCCGAGGGCAACGCTGGTACCGGCCGCATAAAATATATCAGGGGCGGCTCTCGCCCCCGCTGCTGCTATAGCCCCAACCCTACCACCTGCAGATAATGCCGCGCCGGCACCTTCGGCAACAATACCGCCCGCACGTAATCCCAGCGACATTGGAAGAACTGCACCCAATGCTGACGTTCCGCCGGTAACCAAGGCTTTTTCAACTGCGGTACCATAATCAACACCGTCGGCGCTGGATTTTTCATAATCAGAGAAACCCTGCAGGGTCCCCACTGTAGCCGCCGCACCTGGTAACCCGCCAGCCAACGAACCAGCAACCGCCTGCCCGCCGATTTCCGCCAGTGAGAACAACACCTGCCCGGCGGTACCCGTGGTACCACGATCGGGGGTTAGTGCTCTAACCTGCTGCTCGGCCAGCCTGCGCTGTTCCTTTATGAAAGTTTCTGACGTGTCGTTAATACCGAAGGTTTCATTTACAGCTCGCGCAATAGGTGAAGCCACTGCATCAACACCAGCCCATGCGACCTGATCGGCTTGAGTCACACCGGCATACAATCCCTTGAACGGTGCTGTAAATGCACCATCAAAGAAATCAGCGTCAGATCGCCTATTCGAGCCAAGAGGGTTTTCTGCTGCCGAAGCAAGCTCCCGGTTTTGTTGAGCAGGGTTAAATCCAAAATAACTCATTCTGGTACACCTCCCTGGCCAAACCGCACACGTTCGGCGTTCAGGCGGAGCACAACGGGGTTCCCATCGTTTCCGGTAAGATACCCCGAACCCAACTTGATCAAATACTGGCTATCGCCGTAGCTTTGTAACCCGTACTGCCCAGGCGGCGCTTTAATGCCCGCGTTCACCACCTGTTCTTTCCATGCCATATTTACTGAATTATCAAACTGACTTTCGGACATACCCCACGGCAATAAAACATCCCCCTGCCCGTTGTAGTCATAAACCCCACCGGTTGCGACGTTGATCGCCTGTGTCCATGCGTCTTTATCATACTCACCTGAAAAGGTGCCTTTGCGAGCCATCAGCCCTGCGTAGTAGTCTTTGGCTACCTCATACGCTTGCGCAGCACCAATAGCGTCACCAGCAAAAGCATTCCCAACCGTCGAATCAAAATCTGGCCGTAAGTCGGTATCCTTCGGCATTCCAATACCGTTGGTTTTGTTCACCACACCATTAACTTTGCTGGTGATCCCCGCGCGGGCATTTGCCCCTTCGATAATGGTTTTCGCCGCATCGTCAGGATTAACCATCGTGTCTGAAAACCAGCCTGAGTTCCCCACTACGTTGCCGCTTTTTCCCATGATCGCCCCTGCAACTGCGGATGATGGCGCATAACTACTAACCTGCTGTAATGCGGTTGAGTATTGCGCGCCGGTACCAAGTCCCTGGCGCATGGCATCAAGGTAAGCAACCGACTGTGACGCTGGCGCAGAACGCAACATTTCGCCAATCTGCGCCGCTTCGGATTTTGAAAAAACGGTAAGCGGGGTGCCGTAGTGCATGGCTAAATCTGGCGTGGAAGTGGCGCGCGCTGAAAGGCTCGATCGGAACGAATCAGGGGATTGCATATCGACGGGATCAACCTGCCGCTGTTCGGTGGCGTATTGGATTGGATCGGCCGCCCGCGCTTTGTTCACATAGGCCACAGCCTTTTGCAATGTTTCAAATCGTTTGGACGCATCGGTAAACCCTTCGCCCGGGGACGGCTCACGCGCATTCAGGAGCGCCCGCTGCCCTGCCGGTGATAGCTGCTGCACGGTGGAAATATCGCCGCTTAATTGTTTGGTATCGAGGTAATTGGCATATTCTTTTTGGCCATCGTTATACCCATAGGCGCGGGTAAACTCATCAGCAGTGAATTGTCGCGGGTAATCCTTCCCCTGATACGCTGCGGTGTTGAAATCTTTTAGTTCACCTTCAAACCCTACGCGGAATTCTCGTTGTTGTTGATTTAGCTGCCCCTGCGCCATGCTACGCAGCCGTGCAAGCTGTACGGGATCAAGTTGTGTGGCCGCTGTTGTTGCACCCGCGGCACGCAGCTTAGCCCCCTCAGGCTGTGGCAGACTGGTTAATCCAAGGGCCGCCATAGCGCCGGTGGTGATCTGCTCTTTGGAATACGGATTGCCGCCATTCTCATGCTGGGTGATGCTGGCACAGAGTGCAGTAAGCGTATTGATGTCGGTCAGATCGAGAGACTTGTCTGCCGGTACGCCCAACGCCTTTGATACAGCGGCAATGTAGGCTGCGGTGTCGTTTTCCTTTGGTGGCGCCCAGCGGTTAATAATTTGCCCAACGGTGGTATAACCGCGCTTGTTATAAGCCAGCAGGTTTTTGCACAAAGCACGCAGTCCATGTTCAGGCGTGGCAAACGAGGCGAAACCACCATCGCCTTTTACCTCACCATCCCAAGTATTATCTGTCTTGACCAAATTTCCCGGATTGTTGTTTCGAAGGCCTACTGGATCGGTAGCGCTGCCACCACTAAAACGCACCGCCCCACCCACATCCGCAGGTTCGCCCATAAGGCGGGTAGCGGTATCAGGGTCTGAAACGACAAGGTTTTCCATTGTCTTGTATGCAGTTGTTTTAATGTAATTATTTTGATTTTCTGCAATCTGCTCCGGTGTCCAGCCGTGGGCCTTACCGTATTCTGCAATCTGCTGCTGGGCGCTACCGACTTCGAGCTGATAGCTGACGTTATCCCCCCAGTAGCTTTGCGCGCGGGTTGAGCTGTTCGCTATGGTCGATTCAAAATTACCTTGCTCAACCTGTCGGCGCTGGCCTAACTCATGTGTTAAGCCGGTGCGTTCAAGCTGAATGCGTTTTGCGATCGCCTGCTGCTGGAACTGGGTACGCATTTCCTCCGGAAGGTCAGCCACCAGGTTATTGGCGAAATCCTCATACTTCCTGGTGTAGGTTTTTGTTGCCCCTTCGGCGTTAGTTCCCTGTTGTGCCAGCAGCCCATGATCGGGATCGTTAACCAAGCCGTTGCTGAAATCATCAAGTTGCAATGTCAGCGCCTGCAGCTGGCTTTGATTGTCCTGCGCAATCCTGCGCTGTTGGTCTTCCGCTACACCGATACCCACGGTGGCCAAGTGCTGTAGTGCATTGGCTGGCGCTCCAACATTTCCCACATCTACGCGGGTCGCTTGCGCCGTTGGCATGACGTTGCCGAAATTGCCCGTTGGTATACGCATCAGCGGATCCCCATATTAGAAAACATGTTATTGGATGATGCGCCCGTGCTTGCTGTGCTGGCCGCCGGTGACGGGTTGGATTTTCTCCAGCCGGAATAAGCTGCGCTGCCTCCCTGTAACAGGGAGCTGCCCGCATTGATGTAGCTGGCCTGCGCTGCGTTCTTCCCTGAGATGCGATCTGCTTGTGCCTGCGCGTTATAACGTGCACCGGTATTCATGCCGTTCATGATCGTGGTATAGGCGTCCTGCTCCGCATCGCCGGTGATATCTGACGTGATGCGTAGTGCTGTACCCTCTCCGGTTTCTACGCCAGACGCCGCCAGTGCTGCGTTAGCCTGCGATGCCTGCGACGCGCCAGCCTTACGTATTCTGGCCGCCTCTACCTTGGCCGCCGACCGTGCCGCGCTTGCGTCTGCGTCTGCCTGCGCCGCTTGATAATTGGCGGTATCCTTTGCCGCCTGCCCTTGCTTCAAGCTGCCAAGCAATGAAACTGCTGCTGATGCCAGCGCTACCCATGCCATCATTTACCCCCTGAAAAAATAATGCCTACGTGCTTTAGGCCAAGGCGTTCGTACATTTTGCCGGTGCGTTCTTCCGCAATACCGGTGGTAATGCCCATATCAATCTGATCTGCGCCCTGCTCGGTTGCCCAATCGATATAGGCTTTAGCCAGGCGGTAGCCAGCCAAGGTGCCTCTCTGCGCAGGCTCGACGTAAAGCCCAAACTCGTACGCGATTTTTGCATCAGCGAAATAATGGTCAGTCACCATCCCGGCAATCGCGCCGATTAGGGCGCCGTCTTTTTCTGCCACAACAACCAGGCCTGCAGGGTTGGTTATCAGCTTGCGGATCAAGTCGGCAAATTTGACGCCGTTGTATGGCAGTGTGCGGTACCGTGATTCCATATGCATGGTCTCCGACAGCCTGATGATTTCCGGAATATCGCTGGTGTTTGCGCGTCGAATCATGGTTACCCCGCATTGCTCGTGAATGTGATCATGATGGCCAGCAGGTGGAACGGTAGCGGTTGTGGCTGCTGGATGATTAACGTGTCCTCCCCTCGCTCCCAGCCCAATTTCCCGAAGAAGTGATCGCCGGTAAAAAGCGGTGCGGGTTGGTTGAGGATTTTCGGGCCGAACGTACGGAACGGGATCACCTGGCCGTTGCAGGTTGCGCCGGTGGTATCGAGGAAACGCATCGTTACTTCGCTGGTGCGCTTCTTGGTGTTCTGCGTGGTACCTTCCGAAGTTGGCACCTCTGGCGTGAGCGTTTGAATTGTCGATTCGTAATGCAACCCGAACTCAACCTTATAGGCTTTACGCGTTAGCGTTACCTGCCCGCTGGAAACCACGCGCTGCGGCATGACAGAACCGTCGGCAACGATATCAATTGTCTGCCCTTCCAGGTGTTCTAATCCATCCCACGTTTCCGCACCCTCGGTAGATTCGCCAGTCGTGGCCGCGTCGGTGAAAAGGCCAGAATCAAGCACCTCAACGTAACGCACCGTTTGGCCGTTAATTACTCGGCGCACCAGCACATAAACCGCATCGTCATTTTCTGTGGGGATTGAGGCGACCGATTCAAAATAACCCGCGGTGGTCTGGCGTGACCAAGCGATCACGTCTTGGGCGCGGTCGATGGCCAGGGAAATTAAAACGCCGTCGTTTCGCACCAGCCAGATAAACGCATCGGGCTGTTGTTGGTATGCCATATCGGTGACACCGGTACCGGTGATGTGCTCCGAAAGTACCGTCATATCGTTGGCAGAGTAAGAAACAAAACTGTCCGGATCGTAAGCCACGGCATACAGTTTTTTCCCCGACCGCTGCATAAACATGATTTCGGTACCTACTCGCACAGGCCTGATGCTGTTACAACCGTACGGGCTGGGGTTTTTTACCGAGATATTGGTCGGGGTTATCGCCGCGCCATTACCGGCGGTGATCGTGAATTCCCCGCCGAACGTCAGAGCGATCAGGGTGTTCATCTGCGCCAGGTGTACGATCGGGTTGAGCTGGTCAGAAGATAATGTAAAGCTGATCGCGTCGTCATCGTCGGTACCCAGTTCAAAGGAAAGGTAAACGCCGGTTTCACTAAACCAGATAGCCTGAGGGTATTTTGTTGAACCGGCCAGCACCAAGCGCTGCTGATATAGCGTTACCGCGCCCGGGTAGCCGAATTCATCCGACCAGACAGTATCCTCACGCGTCCATGCTCCCGGTGATGCTGCCTGCGTGGCGCTCAGGTCGGTACGAATGGTACCCACGGCAACCTGCTCGCTCGTTATGCTGTTGAGCAGCACCAGGCCGCTGTTGATACGCACGTACGAACCCACATCCTCGGCAACCCAGCCCGGGCCAGTAAACGGTGGTAAATCCTCGCTATCTTCTGGCGGCTCTGCATCGCTTAGGGTTAGCGTGATTTCGGAACCCACAAACTCTTTTACCGATGGCCCGCACCATTTTTGTGGCGTATCGCGTATCTCGTCGAACGGCTCAACGATAAACGGGCAAGGCTCCAGAACCCAATCAAGCTGTGACCGACGCTGCAATCGGTGCGGTTTCACGCCCTGGTTAACCAGGAACATAGTATCGGCACCTTGCACGTAATTAATTGCGGGCAGTTGAGCTACGCTGTACGGGCTGGCGATTTCGTACGGTGTGCCGTCGCCGTTCACGAGCTGCTGCCCATTTTGGTAAATCCGTATGTATCGATCACCAAACTCCAGCATGTAGGACTGCGAGCGGTTGAACACGTACGGGATTAAACGGGCCTTGCGGTCACCGAATTTAGCGGCGGCCGCAAAACGAGTACCAGGGCGACGCATTACGCCCCCCTGCACCACACACACCGCGTTTTCGATAACCTTAGCCCCGTTAGCATAACGAGCGATATCAACGCGCCCCATCAGGCGCGGAGAGATTTCTCCGGCGGTGAAATTGGTTTTGATCAGGTTGGCGCGCATGGTTAAAACCTCGACTCAAGCGTTGGATAGCCGCCCAGTTCTTCTGGTGGCTCCTCTTGGCCATCGATCGCTTTAGCCTGGCGCAGCAGGTAGGCGGCCTCTTGCGTCAGCGTGTCACGTAACGACGTGGAGCTGGTTACCGCATAAGCCAACTTGGCGGCCATCATGGCTTCCGCCAACCCAACTAGCGCAGAATCCCACGTCGATTCATCCTCATTGCGCCAGATGTAGCGCAGGCGGATCGCGTTGATATTGGCCAGTAACCTGTTACCTTCAATCCGGTACGGGATATCGTCGAACACCTCACCAACGGAAAGAATACGGATCAGGTCACCAGGTAACGGAAATTGAAAGCCAAAGCCAAAAGCAGGCGGCGTGCTGCTGGGTGAGAGAATGACGCGCTTAACAGCGCAATTCCATGGATGCTTGCGCAGTAGATCGTTGCGTACAGTAGGGTAAATGTTGGCGCACAGGCGCGCATGCTCGGTAGCCTCATCGAAACTGTTAATCGGATGAGCACCGAGAGCGAGTAGCGCGTTTGAGCAGATAGTGACACTGGAAGCCATGAGCGGTACCTTTCAAAAAAAAGCCGGGTGTTACCCCGGCAAGGGCGCTGGCATTAAGCGACGAACCCGATGGATACCACTTTCTCCTCTGCGGCACGGCCTGCACCATAGGAGGCATCAACGGAGATCTGGATCGTGTTGTTCTTGTCGCGACGTGGGCCAATGTCAGTGTTGTACTCGGCACCGGTACCAAAATGCACGGCTGACTTAGCCCAGGCAACGGCGGTCTTGGTAGTCACACCGGCATCTGTTGCAGCATCAAGCTTTTCATATGCCAACCAACGGAAGCCCAGCCAGTTACCGGATAACGCACCTTCCTGCAGCATCTTCACGGCCATGAAATCCGCGCTGGTCAGCGTGGTATCACTCAGGATGGAAGTGAGCATGTCGGCGTTGTACGTGATGTACAGCTCTTCCCCGTTCTGCTCATCACACTCGTTACGACGGAACATGGCTTTAGCTGCGATTAGCTTGGCCTTGGTTACACCGGTACCGCCTGCCACAATCTTCTGTGCTGCTGGCAGAGCCACCGGCGTGTATGCCCCGTTGTTTTCCACCTTACGCAAAACCGTATCCAGTAGTGCGCGGTAAATCACATCGTCTTTTTTGCGGTTGGCGGCGGCCAAGGTCAGTTGCAAGTACGGCCCCTGGGGATCGGCAATCAACTTACGCAGGTCACGCTTTTCTACAGGCACGAATACACCGTAATCCGCCATCAGCGCGTTACGGGTACCAGCCTCAGGCACATTCCAAACCGTATCACCAAAGCGCGTGGTGATTGCGTTCATCTCAATGGTGCCCATGTCGTTGATGGTGAAGGATGCGCCGGTAATCATGCCGCGATCATGTACGGCACCCTGCAGGCGTGAGTCCTTCTGCTGAGAAAGGATTTCGAAAGAATCATGGAACTGCTGCACAAATGCAGCGGTGATCATGTTCTTATTGGAATCGAATGACATTTTTTATTACTCCAAACATTATCGCCTGCGAGGTATCGGTTTCCCGGCTCGGTTCAACGCTGGCCGATTGGCGCTTACGGACAGCGGGAATTCAGGTATCCGGCTACCACGCCGGGCTGTTGGAGCAATTCTGTTGGAGGTGTGCGGTCGGTTTCCCGACCAAATGAAAAAGCCAGCGTTTAGGCTGGCTCTGTGGTGAATGGCACAACGTGGTTATTCGCCTAAACCTCGCTGCGGCGCCTTGCCGTTCACATCAGTTGCTAAGTTGTAGTATTCCCAAGCGGCGCCGTAGTCTACTTTCAGGCACTCATTAGACAACCAGGCAATGCCGTGTTCAGGCAAGTTGTAGTATGAGCCATAGCCCTCTTTGATTGCCTGCTGCACATACTCGATCATTTGACCGCGCGTCAGCTGGTTGTTTTTGCAAGACGCTTGCCCTGAGTAGCAATTTTCACACATGCGCTCATCGGTGCATTGTTGATAAAGATGCTGTTTCAGCAGATAGCCTTCCAACGGCCAGATCTTCTGCACCGCATTGTCGCGGGCAATCTTGCGACCGATCTCTGCGTCGAAGTTTTCCGGGCTGGCGCAGGCGCTCTCGCCGGTGACAGTAAAACCGTTGCGCAGCACCAGAACACAGATCGTCAGCAAGTTTAGGGTAGGGCTGCAATCGTCCATTGCTGACTTATCAGGCCACCCAGCCTGTACGGCTTCACCAACATTGATGTAGTGACACTCCGCGATAACGCTTTCGATATGTTGAGGGGTGACACGCGGTGCGGTTTTACCTGCTGCCTGGATTTGTTTTTCAATAGCTTGATCGTTCATTGATAACCTCTTGATTCTTCCGGTGGCGCAAAAATGCGCGGTGTGAACTTAGGCTACGGTTTGGCTACCGTACGATTTCTGATAGAACGCCCGTACCTGTGCGGATACACGTTCGTGATCGGCGTGTTTCGGGTTGGTGTACGCCTCCGACTTCATCAGGTCGCGGATACTCTGCTGTTCTTCGAGATTGATATCACCACCGGCGGGAGTGTCCTCACTCATCTCTGCGCCGATTTTGGCCAGCATCCGGATCACCATCGGATTATTGCCGATTTCATCCATCTTGCCCTTATCAGCAGGGTCGGCCAGGTTGTTGAATGCGCGGTACGCCAGGCCAATATTCTGTTTAAACTCGGCGTCGGTTTTCCATGTTTCACGCAACGCAGTGGTGGCGGCTTCCGCGTCTAGTTCTGCTGCACCACCCACAAGGCCCGGAGCGCGCTGCATGTACTCGCCCAGAACGAAACCAAGCTGATCGTTGGTGATGCCTTTGGCATGAGCTGATTTGAGGAACCCCTGCATTTCTGGATCTGCTTTGAACTCGTCCCAGTTGAAGCCCTCGGCCTCAACCTTCGGCGCGTATTCCTCTACAGTTTTTGGTGGCACATCACCACCGCCCAGGCGTTTCTCAAGGTGCGTATGCGCCTCTGCAAGCTTACGAGCAGAACCCTCCATGTTGAACTTGCCATCTTCGCTAGTAACGCGGTATTTCTCCGGTATCCAATCATTCGCGCCCGGCTGTTCTGCCGCGCCGGTACCGAGAAGAGAAGCAGGGCTATTACCCTGAGAACCAGCATCATCACCATTACCGCCCCCTTCGCCGCCATCGTTTCCTGCGGCATTCATGAATAAGTGTTTAAGTTCCCACATCGTCGTTTACTCCAGATTGAATACGCGCTGAATGGTCAGCGTCAGAGAGGTGATGGCTAATGTCTGGCCTGTTTCATTCAGCAGGCCGAGCATGAAGCCGTTAACAGAAAACGGGTCGGTTGCACCGTACGTGTAGCTGATTAGGTTGTGGTCGCGGTTTGATAGGTCGGTACCGGTCACCTTTACCGTGGAATTGGATCCGATGATCGTTGTGCCATCCGGACGCCGTAGCTGTACTTTCCATTCGCGTGCTGTACCACTTGAACCACCGATAGAGCCGCTCATACGAATACGAAACAGCAGCATTGATTTGCTGGCCTTGGCTGGCACCTTGTACAGCGAGGCGGTATGCGTTGACCCTGCGTCACTGTCAGTCGATAACGTGGCGGCCAGGGATGCCAGATTGAAAAACGCATTGGCCGCAACGTTCTGCGTGCCAGTCCATGAGTAAACATCCTGCACAAAGGTTAACTGCTGGTGCGCTGCGTCAATCAGTAGCCGAGCTTCGGCTTCCGTATCAGCTTGTAGCAACAACTTACCCAACGGCGTTGCGCCAGTGATATCATCAACGGTTACGTCTGGCGCGGTAGGCGGTATAAGAACAACCTCCCAGCCGTTAGCCGTTAATGTTTGTGTCATCGCCATCGTCTACCCCGTTTGCTCTGTTGACCTGCATCAAAATGAAATCGAGCACGGAACGCTGTCCGGCCCTGTAACACGTTTCCCGGTCGCCCTCGGGCCCACCAGGCACAAAAACAGGGCGCCCGAATCGTTTGGTTAACTCCTCTAGAATCTGCGGGCCGCCTGCCATCTCCTCAAACACGCGCCTGTAGTCTTCTGGGGTGATTTCTTTGTGGATCATTGGTTACCTGCCAGTTGCTGCCCGATAGCCGCACCGGCTTCCTGCCCTGCTGCGCTGGCGGCCTGCTGACCTGCCTGCATCATGAGTGCCTGCTGTGCCTGTTGCTGCTGTGCCTTGGCTCGTTCGTCACGCATGCTGGTGACGTCTGCAGATGAGCGTAAGACCTTGGCCGGTACGCCAAGCCCTTCGGACATAACCCGCACTGCTTCATCAGAATCCACGTTGTCTTTTACGTCGGGATAAATGGCTACCAGTTGCCCAACCGATGCCGCTAGCTGCTGGATTGCGGTCACGTCCTCCAGTTTCTGGGCGCGAGCCAGTGGGGATATGTATTTCACGTTGAAGCTGGCGGCGTTCATGCTTTCCGGCGGTTCAGGGAACACACCGGCGCGGAACGCCAGGCCAAAGCAACGAGTTACGAGGGGTTGGAGGTATTCAGCCTGGAAGCGGCCATAGACCGGGCCGAGCAGTTGCCGGATGAGTGCTACACGCACATGCACTTCGGTAGCGGTCATGGCCGGGCCGTCTTGCGGTTGCAGCTGGTCGGCCATCATGATCTTGCGGATAGCGGCTTGCAGGCGTTGTTCTGCGGTAAACGCGACGTTGAAGTCGGCACCGGTGAGCAACGGCTTCATGCTGTCCACGCTGTTGGCCACGATGATTTTGCGCGGGCCTACCTTCACAGTTCGCGGGTTGAGTACGCCGTCATCCTCGGCGATCCACATTCCGGAAATAGCCAGGTCTTGTGCGGCCTTCTCCATGCGCTTGGTTTCGTTCAGCTCCTTGCAGTCGGGCAGCGCGTCATACGTTGGCCCGATGCCGTAGCTTGTGCCGGGGATCTTCATCCAGCGCGGTACACATACAGGGAATTCGTGGTACCCGGATTCACGCACCACCTTCTTACCTGTCACCTCGATGTTGTACGACGCAAAGCGCATATTCTTGGCCAGGCGCGCATTCACGACATAGTTATCGCGGGGGAAGATGGCATGCAGGAAATCAAACTTGTCGTCTGGTTTATCCTTGGCTGCCTTGCGGATCTTCTCGCTCACTTCCTTGTCGCCGAACTTCTTAACCGCCTGTGCAGCTGTGAGCTGATAGCAACGGAACACGGTGTCGATAATGCCGTCGCTGCGTGTTGATGCCACGAACACCTGCGCCAGTGGCCACTGTTGGAATGAGTAGCCGCCCTCCTCCTGATTCTCTTCGATGTACAGCGCAAACCAGCCAGCGCATACCACATCGAGATTGGCCTCATAGCCTTCTGCGTCGAAGTTGGAAGAGTGGATATTCTCCCAAACCAGGCTTGCGCACGTTGATAGCCAGGCTTTGGCATCGTCTGGCAGCGATTCGCTATCGAGGCTCAACCATTGGGCGTTGGCTGGAGTCATGCCAGACATAAGCGCAGAAGCCAGCATGCGTGCACTGTCAGTCGCGGTACCGTCCAGCAGTTTCGCCACCTTGGATTTTGCACTCTGTGCATCCAGCACTTGCGTAGAGAATCCAGAACCGCGCAGCGGATACGTGAAGTCGTAGCACTCACGCCAAACGCTCTCATGCGCCTGCCGGGCAGCCTTGAGGGTGTTCACGCGCTTTAGCAAGCGGGTGGCGATTTCATCCATTGGTTAAGCACCTAAAGTCGGTTTGCCGGTCGCGCCGGTGGACAACAGCGAGCTGCCGGAATCTGCTGCACCCTGCGCGCCAGTGGCCAGCAGTGATGAGCCTTGCTTGCGCTTTTTTCGTGCTGCAGCGTCTGCGTTAGCTGCTTTGGCTCCCGCATTCGCTGCTGCGTCTGCTTCGGCTTGCGGGTCGGTCTGCACCACGTTCGGGGTTTTCGTCTTTGAAAACACGCCGAGTGGGTCTAGCACTTTGCCTGGGTCAATACTTCCGCACATGGCTATTCCCCTATTCCGGTACGTGCCAACCGTGCTCGGTCAGCACTGGCTTGCCTGGTGCTGCATGTTGAACACCGTCCTCGTTCACTACCATTGCAGCAGCTCTACCGCGCAGCGTTGCAACAGTGGTTACTGGTGTGGTTGACCGCTTCACCAGGTCGAGGAAATCGAGGCAGTTGGTCAGCGGGTGGCCTTGCGCATCGACGAACCCGTAAGCCTCGAACCTGGTGACGATCTCGAAGCCTGCGGCGGGTAACGCTGAAAGCATGGCGTTACGTTCTTCCAGTGCCTTGCCGTCCAGCAGCGTGGCAACTCGTTGTTGCGCGGTCGGCTCAATAGCTGTTGCGCCTGCTGTGGCGGCGTGCAGTTCTGCGGCAGTGTTGGCGGGTTTGGTGGTTGCTGGCAGGTCAGCAGCATTACCGGCCAGGGAGTTCAGCAGTTTGGTGTCTGCCGTATCTGCGGGGGTGCTCTGCTGCCCCGGTACCTCGATCACTTTCTTTGGACGGGCCATTGTGGTTGCTCCGTGGATTGATAGAGCGTTCATTGTTGGCGGTTCTTGCGGTCGGTTTCCCGACCAATTGATCCACCCTTGAACGTCCACCACTGGCGATAGAGCACCGTTGGTAATTTCTTCTTGTCCATCCCGGTCACCTGGCACCACAAAGCGATAAGCGCCTCACCGTCACCATGGCGCGGTTCTGATCCAGTCTTCCAACCGAGCACGGCAGATTTGCTTACGCCCAGTTCATTGGCGATTTCTTGCGTTGAAAGGGAACGGCGATTCAAGTCGGTGATAACGCGAAACCATTCGGTGCGGAAAGTGGCGACGAGAGGCATTTTTAACCCCCTAAACGCGCGCGTGCGCGAGGGCTATGGGAAGTGAACACGCAACCCCCGCTTGTGGAAAAGGGAGCCAAACAGAATTTTGTTCTATCCGCCCGCGTGTGGCCATGTGACTTTTCAGGATTTCCTGTTGCCCTTAAGAGCAGGATTAAATTCTGCATTCGCGTAACTCCCCTACTTCACGCTCTACCTGTTCCAGTAGATCCAGTTCAGTTCCGTAGTTTTCCTCCCATGTTTTCTGTCCTGCGTGTATAGCTACGCTGTGGCCGCCAGTGCGGTGGTGTGGGGGACATAGGGGTAATGTTTGCTTGTGGCTGGCGCGTTGTGCTGCGCCCTGTCCTGTGCGGATATGGTGTATTTCAGCGGGTGATGGTCCGTACCCCATGTTGCGACACACGACACAACCAAGTTCTGCCACATCGGACAGCCATTTCTTTTCGGCTTTGGTTGTCATGCGGCGTAGTCCATCAGCTGTGATGCTGCGTTCTCTGCTGCCTGCTGGTTGGGGAACGTGCGGTACAGGATGAAATTCCACAGGACATCGATGGTGGCTTTGTAGAGCTGGGTGAATTCGATATCGTCCATCTTGGCGAATGAAATGCTTTTTGGCTCTTTGCGGATTGAGCCATCCGGCATCTGGTATTCGGTGCAGTGGCCTGATTGGATTGTTACCCAGGCGCGGAATGCTTCGAAGGATTTGGTAGCGCTGATATTACCGGCGCGCTTTAGTGCTACGTCTTGCAGATACTCATCGGCGGCGGCCTGCAATGCATCTTCGTTGCCAGCGTAGTGGGCCAGGAATAACACGTAACCGCGAACGAGTTCTTTGTCGGCTGGCGATATTGTCCCGCCGGTCGGTTGCCAGTAGTGGTACCCGAGATTCAGCAGGGAAAAATATTTACGGTGAAGCCCAGGGTTACGGGCCTGTTTGAAATCGGCGTACAGTACCGCGCCGAACTTTACCGATTGCAGGTATTCTCGGGCCTCTGGCGTAAATGGCACCAGTAAACCACCTGCGGATTTTACAAATGAATACTGCGCCATTGGATATCCCCATATTGGCGCAGCGACTGTTCAGAATTAAAGCGGCTGGGTGTTCAATCCAGCCTGTTAATTATAGCTTAATACCCTCAGGTGATACAACCGTATAACCAGCCAGTTTTTGCATTTCTATCAATGATTTAAATGTCAAAATAAACTCATCATCTTTGATATCTCTTGTGCCAACAACCTTGCTATCTTTGACGCGAATAGCGACGTAGCAGTTAGCAGGGAGCGTTTTTATAACATCTGTCATGTCGACCATGAAGAACCCCGGTAAATCAGATAGATAAAATCCCTCCCGTCTCCCTGCCTGCACTCAAAGCTAAGTCCAGTTTGCGTGCTCTATCAAATAGGATGTATAGATCGGTTTCTTGTTATCGATCGTTTTAACCGATCGTTACCGTAAAAATACTGTATATAAAAACAGTATCAGCAACCGCGCGATTGATCAATTGTTCACTAAGAAATAATTTAGAACGCATATAACTATATGATTGATATGTAAACCTCTTCCTTGAGGTTTTTTCTCACAATAATCCACCACACAACAAAAACTGATTGACTCCCTTACCTATCTGGCGCTATAGCCTCCCCGATTTCTCAATGTTACCAACCAGGTTCTTAAGCATGACCATCGCGTACATTGCTGGTGCGAGGGCTTTCGGCGCATCACTCCCTCCCACTGCAATAAAATTAGCCTTTGTGCGTACTGGAGCGGCGCGAAGATTTGCTATCTGATTGTTTTTCTCATCGTTATCTAGGTGAATAATGGTATAGCCAGGTTTAAGTGGCCCATTCACACACTCCCATACATAAATATCCAAGCGCATGGGCTTACCTTTGATGTAAATTCTCTGGCGCTCCCCTTTTCCTGTCAGTTGGTATTTTCCCCATCCCTTCCCACGCATTAGGCATCTGATGGCATCTGCGGTTTTCTGGGTTTTGAAGCGATTATTAAACATCTCAGTCAATACTGTGCAGGCATAGCCCTTGTTCACAAATAAGAACGTTAACTGTTCATCCGTATAGCGCGGCTCCTTTGATACGAACTTAGTCATGCCGCGATGACGTAGTACCTCCTTGATCGTGCTATAGCTTTTATTCATACCAAATCGGTGATTAAAAGCCGCCGTTATCTCTTTGTATGTCATGCCGCTACAGTTAGTTTCGAGAAACAATATTTGTTCTTGTGAGTATTTTTTGCTCATTCTTTAATCCCCATAACCTCAGGAACGCGCCCGGCATAGCCGTCATAAACCGCTTTCTGAGCATCAAGCGCTATGCGGTACGTCTGGATCATGGTTCCCGCCACCTCAGAAACCGCCTTGGCACGCATCACTTCTTCCTGCAACGCCTCACCTTTCAACCCTGGATCAGTCAGGGTTTCCAGTATCATGAATTGATGGTTCATTAAGTCTGTGATTGTGTTTTTCATGGTTCCGCCTCAATGTTTGCTATCAATTTTTAACCCAGTAAAACGCCGGAAATCTTCCATCCGAACCAAGCAATCAGCTAGACCGCTGGCTACCGCACGGATCGCGTACCCCGTTTGCATATTGCTAAACGCGTTACGGGATACTGCGTAAGCAACCTGCCCACAACTGGAGGAAAATTTGATATGCATCTGCCCTCGCAAATTGTCGAAGGTTGTTTCCCCCGCCATGATTGTGGACTCGATGTAGTTTAGGGATTCCATCATCTGCGCTGGATGTTCCCATGGTCTAACTGGCACTGCTGGCAATGGGTTGGGGAAATTAAAATAGTATGGGATGCGATTTACACCCATGGTTTCCGCTGGCAAGGATATGAAATAATTACCCAATACCTCCGCCGTACGGTTGGCGACATCACGATACATGGCCAGCTCGGAACGCACTCCGGAAAGCAGGCGTTCACACTGATCCACTTCGACTTTTAAATCCGCTATTTCTTCGCGCATCTTGCGGCGCTGATTACGTCCGAAACGTTTACTCATCCGCCCGATCCCCTGTTCTCTCTCTGCTCACGCCAGTAATTCAGGCGTGCTCTGAAATGCTCCCGGTGCTGTTCCGGTACCGCTTCGATCGCGTCTAAAACGTCAGTGCGGGTAACTTTCCGCGCATACAGGTTTTTGATTAAGCGACTGGCCTGCAGGTCGAGATTTTCCAGATCCCGATATTCCTGCGGCCAGGCTCCGCGATTGAACGGTAAGCCGGGCGGGAGGTAATCCGATTGCCCGGCCATGGGTTACACCATCGCTTCTAGGGTTCTTTCCGAGTTGACGTAAAACTGCCCGTCAACGTGTTCCAGGGTGAATTCCGGTACCGGTGTTTCGTGTCGGGTTATTTTGACGAAGGGCGAATTGATCATCGCGAGAACGCGAGTTTGTAGCACCCGGCGGTTCATGCCGTGGCCAGGATGGAATTTATCTAGTGCGGCCAGAATGGCGGTGTAAGACAGGGTTTTACCGAGCATGACGGCGGCAAGTTTGCTGGCGGGGAAATCCACCTTTTGGGCTTTTTTCTTCACCACCTTCTTGCCGGTGGTCGCCTTGCGATCGTACTTCGGCTGCATAACTTGAACCGGTACCGGCGCAGGGACAAACGGCGAACGGGTACGGGCGCGAGCGTTGGCGTTCATGTTCCAGATTATCAACGCTGTGTAATCACAACCGTTGTCGATCATCGATGGGGATTTAGCGTAAACAATTTCAGTATGCATGTTGGTCTTTCCTGTTGGTTATTACACGCTGGTCAGGCGCGGTTAGAATGCGTCTACTTTGGGTTCTTGCTTATCTTTTGCGTAACGTCTGCTCTTCTCTTGGCCGGTCTGTGATCGGCGTGCTACCTCCTCGTCTGAAACATCTTTGATATACCCGTCCACCATCAGGGCGTGCGCGGTACCGCTGGCCCCTTCACGGTTTAATCGCAAGAGCATCTCCATCAGGTGAGGGTCTGAATTTTTGTTGTATACCGCATCGCGATACAGGCCGATCCACACATCACAATCCTGCTCAATCTGGCCAGTGTCTTTACTGTCGCTCGGTACCGGCCGCTTATCGGCGCGATCTTCCAATTTGCGGTTAAGCTGGGTCAGCAGCAGGACAACACAATCCATTTCTTTAGCCAGGTTCTTGAGCCCTGTTGTGATATCGCCGTACGCAATATCGCGACGCTCTGCCGCCTCGGCTTTCATCAGGGTGAGATAGTCGATTGCCACCAGGCCAATATTGCCGCGCTGGCGCTTCACCTTCCGGCACTCTGCAACGACATGCGCAAGCGTGGCGCCTGGGGTGCTGTCGATCATCAGATTGGACTCGGCCAGTTCTGTCGCCTTGGCCATGGCGCGCGCCATGTCGTTATCGTCACTCGCGCCCACGTAGAATATTTCCGACTTAACACGGGCTTCCTGGGCGACCATTCGCTCAATGATCCCCCTGTCGGTCATTTCCAGGCTAAACACCAGCGTCGGCAACCGGTGGTTCAATGCGAAGTGAGTTGCGATTTTGTTGTAGGTGGCGGTCTTACCCATTTTCGGACGGGCGCCGATAACAACGAGGGCACCACGCAACACCTGTTTCGGGTACATCATGCGATCCAGGCTTTCAATCCCCAGCGTAAGGCCCGCAGCACCTTCCGGATCATCAAAGCGGCGGCTGATATCCTCTACCCATTCGCCGATCACGTCGCCAGCCGGGCGCAGCCCGCCACGCCTTCCGGTTTTGGCATGATCGCTAACTGCGGTGATCATCTGCTGAACGTTGGCCAGCTTGCTTGCCGCGTCCATGCCGTTATTCGCCCCAACCATTTCGACGCAGGCGTATAGTTTTTCGAGTGCGTACCGCAAGACCGCTTTTTCACGGACGGCATGCGCATAGCTGGTCATGGCATGCACGCTGGCTTTACGCCCCGTTTCGGCCAGGTAAGCAAATCCCCCTACCTGTTCCAACAACCCTTTGCTTTCGAGTGCGTCACTCAGGCTGATCAGGTCTGTCGGTCTGTTGGCGTTCGTCAGCGTGCGCAGTTCTGCGAAAATGGCCCTGTGCGCCACAAGGTAGAACGATTCCGGCTTTACCAACCCGAACACCGTGGCCGCCCTGTCCTCTTCGGTGTTGTGCATCAGGCTGCCCAGAATGGCCTGTTCGAGATCGATGCTGTAAGGGGCCTGCGGCAGGTTATCGGTCATTTGCCCGCTCCTCTTTCACAGCCACATAGCAGCGCTCGGTGATCAGGTAATCCAGGTTCTTACGCTTCCAGAATCCTCCGGTACCGTTCGGACGGTCTTCCAGCATCCAGCGGCAATGCACGGCGATGTAACGCAGATAGGCTACCCAGCGATCCTGATTGAACTTAAATTTCTTCCAGAAGTTACGAATGGTTTTCTTGCGTGAGTCGGTTAATACCCGTACCTCTGCCATTTCTGGCAGGATTTCGTGATAGGCGTCGAGTATGACCTGATAATTCATTCGATCATCTGCTGGCGGTTCTTGTGGGTCAGCGTCAGCTGATCCAGTATCAATAGGTTCATTGACTGGTTCTAAAGAGTGACTGGTTCTGGGTGCAGCTCCTGCACCATCTACCGGTGCAGCATTTGCACCAGGGGGTGCAGGAGATTCACCATATGGTGCAGCATTTGCACCACCACGTTTTAAGGTGATGTGATAGATATTTGACCGATTCAGGCCATTCTCTGCTTTGCGTATTTCCACGCGGATGAAACCATCTTTCACCAACTGCTGAATGTGGTTCTGCACGGAACGCTCGGACACTTCACACTGATCTGCGATGTAAGGTACAGATGGCCAGCATTCCCCCTGATCGTTGGCATTGTCAGCCAGCTTGATCAGCACCAGCTTACGCAGGGGATTACCTACCTTGATGCTCATGGCTTGTGCCATCAGGTTCATGCTCATGATTAAACCCCCAGTGCTTCCGCGATCTGGCGGCAAGCGTCCTGGTACTGCTCCGGCGTCAGTTTTAAATTGCGCAGCGCTGCCTTGCTCTGCTCGTACTGTTCCCAGATTGATAGAGCCGCAGTGCGCCGCCCTTCGAAAATGTGTTCGATTTCTTCCTGCGTAACTGGCATACCGTTCAATCGGTACCCGTTCCGCCAGGTGATCCTGTCGATAGAATTCAGCATATTGGTCTTTCCTAAATCGGTCGGTTAAACGCTGGTCAGGCGTTGGGTGTTCTGCAATGCGTTCAGTGCTCCGGCAATCAGCTGCGGGGTATCGTTGGCGCCCAACAGGATCGCGATAATCGCCGCTGCAAACTCCCGTATGGCCACGGACAGCAAATATTGAACCGATGCCCCACCTAACCGCGCCCGGCGCTCTGCTGGCAGTGCTGCGGCCATTGCGTCGGCCATTTCCCGGATCTTTGCCCTGGATGCTTTCGACTCTCCGCGAAGCCAGCGAAAAATAGCCTGCCGGTTGGTGTTGATCGCCCGCCAGTCAGCACGCCCGAATTCATCCTCGATCGGATACAGGCGTACTGTTTTTGACTCGGTACCGAACAGCAGCCACATTCGGCTGATTTCGATCGCTACATGTTCCTGGCCGCGTTCTGCCGCCCACCCTGCAATTTCGCTTTTTAGTTTCTCGATGTTTTCCACTTGTCGCGTCTCCTGTCGCTCGAAACTTGATTACGCGTAATCAGATTTCGGTGGTTGTCGTTGTTAAGCTGCGGTCTGTTCTGGTAGGCCGTCGCGTTGGTTTGGGTACAGGTCGGGGCGCAAATCATGAGGGGTAACCATAAAACCAGTGGCTGACGCCCATTTGATAACAGCACTGCTCCCGAGCTGACATTCACCAGACGCTATGCGGCTGACATATCCCTGTGTTCTTCCAACGATTGCAGCAAAATCCTGTTGGCGGACATTGGTGGTTTGTAGATAGATTTTTAGTTTCATCGCTACCTCTAAGTTGTGATGCGGTTTATGAATATTAATTTTGATCATACTTACTGTCAATAGCATTCATCTTAGCCCATTATTAATTTTGCGAATAAGATTGAGGTATGAGAAAGAAAACCCTTGATGCAGCTGATTCAGAAACTGCGGTAAGACTACGCAAGATATGGGATCAGAAAAAAATTGAGTTGCGCCTTACCCAAGAAAAGGCGGCGGATCTGCTTGGATTCAGTACACAGGCATCTGTCAGCCATTACCTGAATGGCACGACCCCACTAAACACGGACGCAGTACTCAAGTTTTCCGCCCTTCTTGGCGTAAAGCCTGAGGAGATAAGGCCTGATCTAGCCGACCTCATGAACTATGTGCGTAAATCGGGAGAAGCAGAAAACGATTTTAGTGGGCCTGGGTGGCGTCTTTTAACACCCGATCAGTCAAAGTTAGTCGAACTTTACGACAGGCTCCCCCAAAGTGAAAAAGAGAAACACATTGCATCACTAGAGCTGAAAGTCGATGATTATGATAGGTTATTCAAAGAGTTACTAGCAGCAAGAAAGCAATAGACAACAACCCGGCCATCAGCGCCGGGTTTTTTATTCCCCTAAAAATTTTCCCTTCACACTCATAAACTTGCAAAAAATAATACCAATATTAATATTTTCCCCTTGACCAATAATATGTTCAAAATTAATATTAACCCCATCAACAGCGCACAACAATGCAGCGGTTGTTCAGATAACAAGTTCTGACAGCGGGAAAGACCGCAAAGATTTGGGATGTTGTGGCAATGGAGAACCGACCTCTTATCGCCGGGTGCATAAAGTCCATGATTACCTTGCCACAGCAACCCAAACACCAAGACCACAGCACCTAACCAGTGCTGAAACCAAGGAAAGACCAACAGCCTCACCAGGGCGAATACGGTCGCTAGCTCTGACCAAGCGAAACGACGCCGGATAACGTAACCGGTAACCTTTAGACGTAAAAAAGCCCACCGAAGCGGGCTTAATTACCTCAACGGGAACCACCCCATTGAGAGGGTGCCGGGAACCACCCCGACCTTACTTAGGAAAGACCAACGGCTTACGCCACTGATCTACGTTAATTATATCGGAGTTGCTATGAAAGCACTACAGATACCAGTCACGCTGTACATCCACGTTACCACCTATCCATTATCCGAAGGCTTCTATGTCAGCACATCTGATATGTCGTCTTTCCGTGGGAACGTGTTGATTGAAACCCGCCAAATCTTCATCGACGTTAACCAGCCGGAACCGATCGACATTATCGGCAAGCAGGTTGAAGCACTGCAGGCCCAAAAGGCCAATCTAACCCAAGCGACCTACCTCCAGATCGCCACCATCGATGATCAGATCCAGCAGCTTCTTTGTATCGAGCATTGCCCGGTAACCGTTGACGAACTGCCGTATTGAGGTGAGCCATGGATATCAACTCTGTTATCGACAAAATCATCGCTGCGGGCCTCTCTGTTTTCGAGCATGAGAACAACTGCGATTACAGCCACGGCACAAAGCACATCACCATTATTGGCGGTAAGCGCCGCGTTGAGTTCTACCCTACCACCGGCATGGTTTATGCGAATGCGGTTAAGGGTGAATTCAAAGCTGTACGCCTGCCCAAATCCAGCGTTAAAGCAGCCATTCGCCTAGCGAAAACAGGCCAATACTAACCGCGCCTAACCAGCGTGTAACAACCAAAGGAAAGACCAACCATGTCTATTCAAATCGTCAAATTTGAGCCTAGCAAAAAGGCCAGAAACAACGGGGCGATAGCGTTAGTTATTGCTATTGAAGCACCAAACAAAAAAGCGGCGGAAGTAATGGCCACCGGCAAGCTGTGGGAGGCTTATCCAGCGGCTGCCGATAACTTCCTCAAGCCGGAGATTGTTGAAGATCAGCCTGGTTGTCCACGCCCCGCCGTTGGCGTTTTCGATGAACAGTTTGCTATCGATAACGAGCTTAATAATGAGCTTAAATGCTGGCAACCGCGTGAAGTAGTAGAAGTGTTGCCTGCTGTCCCGGTCGATCTGCTGAAAGAACCCGCCGACGTCAAAATCGCAGCGGTGGCGCTGTTCGGGCTTACTGATATCGATCAGGGCATGCTCTCAACTGTCGTTGATGTTCTGAATGATGATGAGTCACCCGACGATACAGGGATGAAAAATGTAATTAAGGCGCTGGCAGCTAATCCCGCTGTATGTGCTATGTATCCACATGCTATCCATGAGCTGATCGAGGCTATTTTTTCTCATTACAGCAATGAAGCACCTACCGAGTTTAACGCCGGTATTTTCGCCAAAAAGTGGGTTAACAATCCGCGAGATCGTGACCAATCCAGCACCAGCACCAGCACCAGCACCAGCACCAGCACCAGCACCGAAGGTACCGGCGGCGTGTCCGATTACAACACCCTGAGCATGCACACTGCCCTTTCTATTATGGCCATCCACCCCTCGGGCGCTAAAGCTGGTGATGTGAAGAACGCCAAAGAGATCATCGCGTCGCGTGATTCCGTTTGGCGCGCATGGGATAAAACCTTCCGCGTTATCACCGGTATCCTCGATGTCGATACTGATACCCGGCACTCCATCATTTCGGATGGTCTTAAAAACCTGAAACTGGTTAATAACGATGACGAGCGTCTGCACTTTGTTAAATCCCGTCTGGCCGGTAACCCTTCTTGCCCGGAACTGGCGAGCTATGGCCAACAGACAGAAACACCGCTAGAAGTAGAAAACCTTGGTGATGGCAAATTTAGCGTCGATGGTCTGATTGGCGAACAGACGATCACTGCCTCAAATGAGGTTGAAAAAACGGAAGTGGCCACCACCGAACCGGTCAGCGATGCGGTCGCCCTGCAGGCTAAAGAGGCGCTAGATAACTTGGGTTACGGCGTATATGGAACGGAGCCAAAGCAGAAAAGCGAAATGTTGCAGCGTGCGGAGGAACTCGCCGTTGAAGCCACCCAGTTGGCCGAACAAATTAAGGCAGATGATTTCCAGCAGCGCGCCAACCTGGTAGAGCAGTTTTTCGCTGAACAACAGCCGCAAGAGCGCGACAACCTGGCTATCTGGAACAAGGTTTATAAGACCGACCCCAAACACACAAAGGCGTTTGCCAATAACGGCGGCGGGACGTCGATCAATGGTACCTACATGGTTATGGAGGCCACCAAGCTTTTCGGCCCGCAGGGTATCAACTGGGGCGTTGAGGTTGTCGAGGAACGTTTCGATAACGGTGCACCAATCATGCAACCCATCAAGCAGGAGGATGGCACAGTAATCAAAGGTGTTATTCCTAACGGTGTCGGGGGTTACCTCTGCGAGGTTAACCATACCGTGAGAATCAACCTGTGGTTCGAACAAGGCGGAAAAACCGCTGTGATACCGGCCTACGGCTGCACCCCTTATATCTACTCAACCAAGTATGGCCCTGTGAGTGACGGCGAAGCCCCTAAAAAGTCGCTGACCGACGCCACCAAAAAAGCCCTTTCACAACTTGGTTTCTCTGCCGACGTGTTCCTTGGGCTGTATGACGATGTTAACTACCGCCAAGAGAACGACGCCGAGTTTGCCCTCAAGAACGCCAGCGACAAAGCCGAGGGTGTTACCCGGCTGCGTGAAGAGCTGGACGAGAAGCTGACTAAAGTCGCCGAGACAATCAGCAAGGCCGTAACGGTTAACGAGGCCAACAAAGTGCACGCCTCTATCGCCCGTGAAGTGGACGCCCACCGTAAAGCCGCCGAGGGCAAAGGCGATACAGAGCACGCCAAATATTTGGCCGGTCGCTTACGCCGCCTCACAACCCTGAAAGATGAACGTATCAAAGCCCTTTCCGCTTCCGAGGAGAAAACCCAATGAACATCACAGCCATCGCATTAGCATCTGATTACGCCAAGTTGCAGCAGTTGGTCGAAACCTCCGACGAGCTTACCCCGGAAATGATCGCCGACACGCTGGAAGGCATCGAGGGCTCTCTAGGCGATAAACTGGACGCGACTTTCGCCTATGTTCGCAATCTTGAAGGTCTGGCAAAGACCGTTGACGAAGAAATTAAACGCCTTGCTGACCGTAAGAAGTCGTTTGAGAACCGTGCCAAATCCATCCGCCAGTATGTCCTGATGTGCTTATTGGCATCTGGCCAGGACAAGCTTAAGACCACAACCAATACGTTCACAGCGGCCAAAGGGCGCGCCAGTGTGGTGATCGATAACGTCGATTTATTGCCTGATGATCTGGTGGCAGTGCAAACCCTGGTGGACCCTGACAAAAAGGCCATTAAGGAAGCGCTCGAAAACGGTGTGGACGTCAAGGGCGCCCATATCGAGATCGGCGAACGTACGCTGATGGTGAGGTAACCCATGTTGAGAAGAAACCAGAAGCGTGGAGTACCTGTATTCATCACATTGCCCGATGGCCGCACCGGTACCATCTGCACCGATCGCCGTTGCGATGTCGTTTACGAACTGCCGGACGATGTGAAGATCAGCAGCACCCCGCCACAAAAGTTGATTAAGCCTAATCAGAAATAACCGCCCATCACCTGCATTGTGGCAACCCAATAACCAAGGGGAACCACAATGCAGGCATGGCAACCAGGTGCGCGCCTACTCTCTGATTTCGATATCAAGATAGGCCGCTTATCCGCAAGTGTGCGGAAAAAACAGCTCAGTGAAGAAGACATCACCCGGGCGTGTCGTGTGACCGACGACGCAATCGCCCTGGTGATTAAACCGAGGAAAGACCATGCCAAAACTATTGACCCTGGGGGAGTGGAATAGCCGCCTTCCCCGTCCACGCAGTAAAGAAACCGTCCGTCGTTGGATACGCGCAGGGAAAATTTACCCCGCGCCTGTACTTGATGGCCGGGAGTATCTTTTTGATGAGCGGGCAGAAAAAATAGATCCGCTTAATCCACGCGGGCCAATCAATTCTTTACTGTCGAGAATCACCAATGGCAAGGAACAGAAACCACATGCGCCGCGATCTTCCTCCAAACCTGTACGATAGGAATAACGGCTATTACTGCTACCGCGACCCAAGGACGGGTAAGGAATTCGGTCTTGGCAGGAATAAGCGTGATGCAATTAACCAAGCCATTGAAGCTAACCTGCAACTGATGGATTCCGCACCGCGGTTGGTGGATAGAATAAACGCCAAAGAATGCCTGCGTTTTCATGCGTGGCTCGACCGGTACGATGCCATTGTAGAGCGTCGCGGCCTGAAGGAGTCAACGATGGTCAATCACCGTAGCAAGCTCGGGATATACCGTGATTACTTCCCAAACAAACCAATCGCAGAGTTCACAACGAAGGACATCGCCGAGTTCGTTAACCACTATGTTGAGCAGGGGAAAAGCTCAAGCGCCAAAATCATGCGTGGAACGCTGCTAGATATATTCAGGGAAGCCATTGCAGATGGGGCCATACAACACAATCCTGTTGAAGCGACCAGGAACCCAAAGACAGACGTGCGGCGTTCGCGTCTGTCAATTGCAGACTTTAACGCAATCAGACAATGCGCGGGCGCCCTGCCGTCTTGGTTTATTCCAGCGCTGAATATGGCACTTGTAACCGGCCAGCGCATGGGTGACGTATGCAACATGAAATGGGAGGATATCTCTAACGACAGGCTGCTGGTCAAGCAAGGAAAAACCGGGTCAATGGTGGCCATTCCGATGAGGCTGAGCATAGCCGATGTTAACCTTGAGCAACTGATCGGTGATATCACGAAAACCAGCGACTACATCATTTCACCACGTACCGGTGGAAAGGTAGCTGAAAGAACAATGTCGGATTATTTCACGAAATCACGTAAACTGTCCGGCTTGTCGTGGGCAGGTGATCCGCCGTCATTCCATGAGATTAGAAGCCTGTCTGCTCGACTACATACTGAATTGCGAGGGAGTGAGTTTGCCCAACGGCTCCTTGGTCATAAATCTGCAGAAATGACAGCTCGCTACCAGGACGCAAGGGGCAGCGAGTGGATGGAACTGCCCCTGTAA